GGGCGGCGAGAGAGGAGCAGCCGTTGAACATGCCGCCCAAGTTGGTGCAGGCGGCGGTGTCGAAGCCCGACACGTCGAGGGCGGCGAGCGAGGAGCAGCCGCTGAACATGCTGCCCATGCTGGTGCAGGCGGCGGTGTCGAAGCCCGACACGTCGAGGGAGGTGAGGGAGGAGCATGTATGGAACCACTCTTTCATATTTGTCACGGCGGACGTGTCGATGCCGCTGGTGTGTACGCGCTTCAGACTGTTGTTGCCACGGAAAATGCGCTCGTTGCTGCTTGGCTTGAAGTAGGCCACTTCCAAGAGGTCGTTCGCGCTGCCCGCCTCTTTGATTGCCAAGTTGATGGTGCTGCCGCTCGTGATGCGAAACCACGCGGGGGAGCTGCATTTGTTTGTAACGCCCCGCACCGTGCCGCCGGCGGCTATCTTGACGAGGAAGCCGTTCTGCCCCGTGAGGGCCGCGCCCATCATGTCGAAGAGACTGCTATCCTCCGCCGTAAGGGTCGCGGCGTTGGTGGAGGCGACGGTGTCGGTTGCGGCGTTGGCCTTTTCGATGGCGGCTGCTGTGGCCGTCTCGCGCTCGGTCTCTGCCTTTTGGCGTGCGGTCTCTGCCGTGGCGCGTTCGCTTTCGGCTGTGGCGCGTGCCGCCTCTGCCGTGGCGCGTTCGCTTTCGGTTGTTGCGCGTTCGCTTTCGGCCGTGGCGCGTGCGGTCTCTGCTGTCGCCCTTTCGCTTTCGGCCGTGGCGCGTGCGGTCTCTGCTGTCTCCCTCTCCGTTTCCGCCTTTTCACGCGCCGTTTCGGCTGTGGAGCGTGCCGTTTCGGCTGTGGCTCTTTCTTCTTCAGAAGAGGCTCTTTCGCTTTCTGCTTTTTCGCGTGCCGTCTCGGAAGCGGCGCGTGCGGTCTCGGAAGCGGCGCGTGCCGTCTCCGCCGTGGCGCGTGCCGCCTCGGCTGTTTCGCGTGCTGTCTCGGCGGTCGCGCGTGCTGTTTCAGCTGTTGCGCGTTCGCTTTCGGTTGTTGCGCGTTCGCTTTCGGCTGTTGCCCGCGCCGTCTCGGCTGTGGCGCGTGCCGTCTCTGCTTTTTCGCGTGCCGTCTCGGCTGTGGTGCGTGCGGTCTCTGCCGTGGTGAGGGCGTTGCCGAGGTTGGTCATTTCTTCTGTTGCGGTGTTTGCGCTGTCGGCGGCGAGCTTCGCGCTGTCGGCGTTGGCGAGGTAGCCCCACCACTCGGTGCTTGCGCCGTCGGTGGGCAGGGCGTTGCCCTTGTTGTCGTCCTTGCGCGAGAAATACGCGCTGTAGCCGTCGGTCACGAAGTCGAGCCGCGCGTAGGAGACCTCCGCGCTGTACGCCCCCTTGTCGCACAGCCCTATCTTTCCCAGTCGGAGTGTGTTTGTTGCCATGATGGATTGTTTTTTATCTGAAAATGTTTTTGTGTGTTTCTAAGAGTCATACGCCCGTGCCCGCGCTGGCCGTGGTATTGAGGCAAAGGTAGCCCTCGCCGTCCACGCTTATCAAGCCCTCGTTGGTGGTGTCTTGGTAGGCCATGTAGAGGTTCATGTCGGAATAGTCCACATAGAACGTGGGATAAAGCACGCTGCCTTTTGCCAATACGCCCGTGTCGTAGTATTCGTCCTTTTCCATGTCCCACGCCCACCAGTTGCCGTTGTCGCCCTGCTTGGTGGGGTGGGTGGTGAACTCCTCGGCGAGTGCGCGGCAGTCGGCCGCCGCGTCCTTGCTGTCTTGCGAGAGCGAGGCGAGCCACTCCTCCTGCGTCCCCTCGTAGCCTCCCAGCCTCGCTATCTCGTAGGCGGAGAGGCCGTTTGCGGGTACGGCCACATCGAGGTCGAGGTCGATGGTCTGCGCCCCTGTGAGAGCGTCACCGTCGTCACACGAGCGCGGCACGAGGGCGAACGCGCCGCACTGGTCAACGGTGTTGCGGCTGCCCTCGCCGTAGTCGGCGATGAGGGTGACGGTGTATGTGCCGGTCTTCTCCTGCTCCGTGCCTTTCCACAGGGCGGTGAGGAGCGAGCCGTCGCGGGTGAAGGCGAGGCTCTTCGTGCAAAGGGCGGAGCGCACGAGCAGGCGCAGCTCCTTGTCGTCGAGGCTCTCGTCCGCGCCCTGCCGCGTGACGCTGACGCGCAGGGTGATGTCGTTGCCGATGCGAATTTTTTCCATTGTCTTTTTCTTTTTTCTCTTCTCTCGATTTATTCGGTTGGTTCGTTTTTTTTTCGATTGATTCGATATTTTAGATTGAAGCGGGTTACGGCGCTTTTAGTAGATAGTTCCCGCCCCATCAACGCTCCAGTATATTTCCTGATAGATTGTGCCGTCGGTGGTGGCCTTGCCCGCGCGTGCCTTGCAGGTGAGGTGGACGTATTTCCCCTTTGCGAGTTCGTAGATTGGCATGTAGCCGTCGGTGACGCCGGAGGTCGCCCCTTCTATATATATGGAGTTCGCGCCGTTGTTGTAGAGCAGGATGGTGTTGCCGATGAAGGAGCGGGCGTAGTTCTTCTCATCGGAGGTGAAAGGGCTGCTGCCCTGATAGTGTTCCACAAACACGCTCGGAAGCCAGACGTGGTAGGCGAGCGCGGTGGAAAGCTGGAAGTCGATGAATGTGCCGGCCTTGAGGAAGTCGATGCCGCGCCCCGTGATTGTTGAGGGGATGTCGTCGGCGAATATGTAGTCGGAGAGGTTGTCGTCGGTGATGGTTGTGATCTGCCGCCGCAGGTAGCCGTCCACCTTCCGCACACGCAACGCGCCCTCCGCGTCCCACGCGATGTTGCCCCCCGCGAGGTGTCCGCTTCCGTCGCTCTTGAAGGCCGTCACCGCCGTGGCGGAGGAGGGGACGCTGCCGCCGCCGCCTATGAGTATGGGCCACTCGCCGCCGCCTATGAGCGTGCTCGCGACGGAGTTGCTGTCCTGTATGAGGAGCTGGTTGCTTTGCAGGAAGCGTATTACGCCGTTCTCTGCGAGGAGTAGGGATGTGTAGATGGGCTGCATCTGGTTGAACGCCTGCCAGCAGGTGGCCGCGTCAGAACCTGTGGCGGGCTTGTTGGAGGAGGAGCTTGTGTGCGTGGCCTTGCACTCGTATGCCTTGAAGCCGCCGTTGGAGTCGGTTACGGTCACCACGTCAATGTAGCGTATGCCCGTTGCGGTCTGTGCGGGCGTGGTGTCGGTGTCGTTGCGGTACTCCGTGCCTGTCTGCCACTCCGTGGTGCGTATGACGCAGCCGTCGAGGCCGGCCTTCTCCTCGTCTGCCATGCACCACGGCGTGGCCTGTTTCCCCATTTCGAGCTTGGGGCAGGCGAGCCACGGCAGGCTGTCGGAGGAGGATGTTTTTGAGAAGGCGAGCATGGTTGACGTGAGCCCTCCGCTCTCTGTGGCGTCGTCGGTGAGTGACACGCAAAACGGCGTGGCCTGCCTTCCCTCCTCGAGTTTGGGCTGTGTGAGGCTGACCGCCGCGCCGCCTGCGGGGACGATGAAGAGGATGGCCACGTAGCCTATCGCGTCGAAGTCGGCTACGCTCTTGAAGGTGAGCGTGTGGCGGGCGTATGAGGTGGTGAGCGTGAAGGTGTGTGTGGCCGCCCCCGTGATGCCCGCCGTGTCGCCGTCTACGTACATTAGCTCCGAGGTGTCCACCGCCGAGCCGCCGCTGCCGTAGATGTCCACGCGGACGCTTCCCGCGCTCGCGGCCTTCGCGTAGAAAGAGAGGGTGTGCCACGTGCCTTCCCTCATGCCCCTGTCAATGCCCGCGTCTGGGTTGTAGATGGCCTGCTGCACGAAGTTGAGCGCGGACGAGCCGTCCGTGTTGGATGGCGAGCGGAGATAGCCCGATGAATAGCCCGCCGTGGTGACTGTGGAGCGCGAGCTGACGTTGAGCTTGTCCCATTCGCTGGTGTATGTGCTTGGCAGTTTCGCGCTGTCGAGAATGTTCTTGTTCGCCCCGACGGCCTCTCCTGTCTTGAAGGTGAGGGTGCGGCGCTGCCATCCGTTCGTGCTTTCCATGCCGCTTTCCACCGCGAAGGCTGTCTCGCCTGTCGCGGAGAGCGTGGTTTCCGTCCCGTCCACGTAGCCTTTTGTGGCTGTGTCGATGAGTACTGGCGCGGTGGTATGCTCCGCCTTTCTTACCCAGTTGATGAAGCGCACGGACATTGGGGTGTCCGCCCGCATGTAGAAGGAGAGCGTGTACCACGTGGAGGGCAGGAGGCGCGTCACGCTGCCGTCGTTTTTCCAGAGCGTCTGCTTGAGGAACACCGCCGTGCCGCTGACGGTGGATGCCGCTGCCTTTTGCCCCGTGGTGAGGGGGTAGTCGTTATTGGTGGTTACGCTGTGCGTGTTCCACTCGCCGAGGTCTCGCCCGCTGTTGAACGCCGAGCCGAGCAAGAGGTTGGCGGCGGGCGAGAGTCCGTCCGCGCCTTTCTCTCCCTGCTCGCCCTGCGCCCCCTTGAAGGAGAGCGCCCACGAGAAGATTTTTGTGAATGTCCGGCCGTCCACCTCGATGGTGATGGTGAGCTGCCCGGGCGAGACGGTGAGCTTGTCCTTTACGGCCACGATGTTGAGGTAGAGGCTCGTGGTGTTGTTGTAGTAGGTGCGGGCGTAGAGGCTGCTTGCGATAAGATACTGCGCGGTGGTGTTTCCCGAGGCGTTGGGCGTGACGCTTGTCGAGCCGTATGCTATCTTCGTGACTTTCGCGGCCACCTGCGCTGTCCCCTTGTAGGCTATCACGCCACACTTCGCGGTCTGTGTGCTTGATGCCGCGCTCTCGCCGGCGGCGAAGGTGTGGCTCTCGTTGGTGAGGATGACGGTGTATGCGTCCGCGCCGTCCGCGCCGTCCGCGCCGTTTGCGCCGTTTGCGCCGTTTGCGCCGTTTGCGCCCTGTTCGCCGTCGTAGAGCTTGTAGAGGGTTATTTCGTCATAGACCCCGCTTGTGACTTCGGTGCAGCGGAGCGTGAGGACGCTGCCCCCGTCCCATATTGAGTCGGTGGGCGAGATGTCCTGCGTGCGGCTCTCGTTGGAGCTGATGTCGGTGAACGAGCTGCCGCCCGCAGCCATGTAAGCCCATTTGTAGCTTGGCGTGGCGACGTTTTGCACCTCCGCCGTGAGCTTTATGGCTTCGGGCGTGGGGGTGGAGGAGACTGTGCCGTCGCCCTGTCTCTCGTATTTGAATACCTGCGAACTGGCGGTGAGTGTGAGCAGCGCGGGCTTCGCGGCGTTTTCAACGGCCGTGTCCACGGCGGAGCCTATCTTTTCTTCGAGCTGGTCAATAACGCCCGACATGTAGATGTTTGAGAGGTAGGCGGAATATCCCTCCATGCTCGTACCGCCTATGGTGAGGCCGGTGAGGTCGCCGAGCTGCATCATGATGTTTCCCTCGGCGATGGCCCATGTGTTCATGCCCGCAAGGTAGCGCGTGTAGGTTTTTGTGCGCAACACGCTCTTTTGGCGTGTGGTGTCGGTGGTGTTGCCAAACACGGCGAAGTGCATCCCTGCGGCGGGCTGGGCGGAGCTTGTCCACGAGGTGTCGGAAAGTGAGCGCAGCTCGTAGGTGAAAGAGGCGTTGGCGGCGGTGTCGGTTACGGCTGTTATTTTGAAATAGACGGCGGTGAAGCCCGCGTGCTGTATGTTGCCTTTGAGGTCGTCGCTGTCGGCTGTGGCGTTTCCCTGCTCGTAGTGCCAGTAGCCTATGCAGAGGTCGCCCGCCGCGATGGCCCCTATTTCGCCGCTTTCGAGGTGGAGCGTGGCCGTGCCTGTTCCTGTGGCGCTGCCGTCGGTGCCGGTGTCGGGGGTGACGGTCTCTATTATGCCGCCGCCCGGGGCTTGCCACTCGTCGCCCTGTATGACCGTGGCGCGGTTGTAGCGCAGCTCGGGCACTTCGAGAAAGGAGCGCAGGCGGAGCGTCTCGGCGAGAATGTTGCCCGCCGTGTCGATGCTCCACGCCCACTCCGCGCTGTTGGTGGCGGACTTGTAGCCGGAGCGTATGATGTCGTAGAAGATGCTCTCGGCTTTTGATATGAAGCCCGCATTAAAGGTAATTTGGCTGTTCTCAATGCCGTCGCGCAGGTCTTCTATTATTATATTAATGGAGTCGATGAGGTCTTGCAGCTCCTGGTCGCCGTCGGTTATCTTTTTCTCAAGACTTTGGTCTGCGGCCTCGCGCTCGGTCTTTTCTGTCGCGAGGTCTTCCTCCCATTCCGCCTGCGCCCCCGCCGAGCCTCCCGTGGTGAGGTTGTCCTTCATGTATTGCGCGAGGTCGTAGAGGAGCGAGCCTACGCGCTCGGCGGTGTTCTCGCTGATGCCTGTCTCCTCTCTTATTTCGGTTGCCCTTGCTTGGAGGGCGGCGATGGTTGTGGCCATGATTTTTTATTCTTTCGATTGATTCGATTTTCTCGATTTATTCGATTGAAGCGGCTCTTTCGATTTGTTCGATTGATTCGATTGATTCGAGAGAAGCGGGCTATTTTGTTGCGACGGCGATTTCTTCTGCCTCGCGGGCTTTTTCGTTGAGTTCGTGGAGGGCGGCCCATGTGTCGCTCTCGATGACGGCCTGCCTTTTGGTGATGTCGCCTCCTGTGAGGGCGCGTATTTGCGTTTCCATGTTGCGGCGCATGTCGGCCGGCTCGTCGCCTGCGGCCGCTGCGGGTTGGAAAAGGTGCGGGAACGTGGCGGCGAAGAGGCTCTTCAGTCCCGAGATCCAGACGATGGCGAGGGCGGCGTGCCATGGTCGCACGGCGCGTGCCTTGTAGCCCGGCCACAGTTTCTCGAGCAAGGGGCGCATGGCGGGGTTTTCGGCTGCGTGGGCGTAGCCGTCTTTTTCCGATATGCCTTGCAGCGCGGCCTGCCACAAGTTCTCAATGACGAGCCAGTCGGCGAAGGGCGTGTTGTGCAGCTCGGGGTCGATGGCCTTGCCGCCCGCAAGGCGGTCGGGGCGTGCCGGCGCGTCGGGGGCGTGGTCAAGAAAGCCGAGCGAGTTGGCGGCCACTGCGAGGTGGTCGGGGCGCACGCGGCGCACAAACTCTTGCGGCACGGTGCGCAATACGAGCCAGCATTTTATGGAGTCGGTGGTGAAGCCTGCGGCCATGAGGCGGGCTATGTAGCACAGCTGAGGGGCGGTGAGCTTGTCCCACGCGGTGGGGAGGTTGATGGAGAGGGTCATGTGGCTTTTTCCTTTTTTTCTCTTCTTCTTTCGATTGATTCGATTTTCTCGATTTATTCGCGAGAAGCGTTTTTTTCGATTGATTCGATTTTTTCGAGAAAAACGATTGAAGCGATTTTTTCCTTATTCAAAGCTCTCGTCGAAGGTTTCGTCGAAAATGCTTGTGGCGGCCTGTGCGGGATGGGGCGTGCGCGTCACCTCGCGCCACGTGGCAGAGAGGCGCGGCATGGCCTCCGCCCCGCTGCCCTCTTCCAGCTCGCCGTCGGTGAGGGCGAGGCTCGCGCCGTCGCTCATGCGCTCCACGGTCTTTGCTTCGAGAAAGTCGGCCGCCTGCGCCACCTGCCCGTCGGGCAGCGCCACGGTCACGCCCTCAAAGGTGGTTTCGTTGTCCACGATGTAGTTGCGGTAGATGCCGTTGAACACCGCCGCCGTGCGCTTGGGCTTGTGTTTGGCCGTGACCGAAGAGAAGAGCAGCGTTTCCCACTGCCCGAAGGCGTTGCGGTAGCGCAGCTCCTGTGCGCCAAACGGCCTTTTCATGGAATAGTAGCGGAAGGAGGCCGTCTGTCCGCTGTTGGTCTTGGCCGCGAGTGTGGCGTAGAAGGTGTTGCGATAGGAAGAGGGGATGTCGTCGGCGTAGTCGCTCCATTTCCATTTCACGGTCTCAATGTCGTCGCTTGCCGAGGTGGTGGCGGTGAGCGTCTCTGCCTTTTGCGTGCCGTCGGGAAAGAAGAGGGTGAGGGTGAATATGAAAGTCTCGCTTGCAAGGTGCATTACGCTCACATACTCTGTGCTGGCGTAAGAGGTGACGCGCTGCCCCGTGGCGAGCGAGAGGGCGCGGCTCTGGCACCACGAGGCCGCGCCGCCGCTTGCCCATGCGCGGCAGGGGACGAGGGTGCAGCTTGCGGCCTCCGTGCCGTCGAGCCACAGGGCGAGCGTGGCGGTGTCGGCCTCCATGCTGTCTGAAAGGAGCGCGGCGAGGTCGGAGAGCGTGGCCGTGCCGCCGGTGTCGCCCGTGAGCGTGGCTGTGAGAAGGTATTTTGTCTCGCTGTCGGTTTTGAGGACGAGCTGCACGGCGCAGGTCACGCCCTTTGCGAGCGCGAGGGTGACGGTGTCGAGCTGCTGCGGGAAAGCGACGGAGGGAAAAGAGGTGATGAGGGAGGGCATGGTTTTCTTCTTTTTTTTCTCGATTTATTCGATTTATTCGAGTTTTTCGAGAGAAGCGATTTTCTCGATTGAAGATTTTTTCCCGATTTAATCGTTTGAGACGCTTACTTTGCGGCTGTCGGTGTGTTCGTCGAGCGTGGTGAGCTGTATCATCGGCACGGTCGGTTCGATGCTGTCCCAGCCGTTGAAGGCGCACACGATGCGCAGGGGCTGCAAGAGGATGTCGTGGAAGGCTATTTCGAGAGCCTGTTTCATGGTGAAAAGCTCGCGCTTGTCCGAGCCGCTGTTGTTGCTCTGGCTCTTTCCCGGCACTGCGCCCACGAGGTTGGGGTGCACGTTGTCGGCATAACATATTGTGTTAGCCGCCGCCTGCACGTCCTCTGTCCAGTCGCCGCCCTCCTTGCCGGTGTCGATGCGTGTTATTTTCACGTCGTGCACCTCCCGTCCGTCGGGGTTCATGTAGTAGGAGCTTATCCAGACCTTGTCGGAGTTTTCGAGGCCGGCCACGAAGTCGCGAATGTTCTCCTTTTCCTTCCTTATGCGCGCCTGTATTTCCTCGCGCCCTGTGATAAACTCCTCGCGCACAATCTTTTGCCAGTAGTTCTGCTCCACCTCCACAAGATATTTCACGCTCGTATGGTTGCGCAGCTTCGCTCTCTTCCCCACAGAAATAAGGCGTTTCTCGTCGTAGGAGCCGCCGCGCAAGACCGCGCTCCAATAGGGGACGGGGTAATATTGACAGCCGGCTGTGGGGAAGCGCATGAGGATGGCGAACTTGCGGCCGCGCTTCGCGTCGTGGATGAGCCCGTCGGCGAGCGGCTCGCGTCCCATTTTCTGCATGAGGTCGCCGAGCGGGTCGAGCTCGTCGAGCACGGGGATTTTCTCCACCCCGTCGGGCGTGGCCTGTCCGTGCCGCCAGTTGGCGAAATATACAAAGGGGATGTGGCCGCGCTTGTCTGCCTTTGCCATGCGGCAGTAGCAGGCCTCCTTGTGGCGCAGGCGGTTTATGCGCTTTCCGTCGCGCGAGAGGATGACCACGGCCACGGAGAAAAAGAAATATTTCATGTCGGTGGCCTGCTCGAGAAAATAGGCCGGCAGGCTCTGGTGCTTGGCCCACTCCCGCGCCTCTTTCAGCTGGCGCGCGGTTTTGGGCAAAATTCCCGCAGTGTCTGGCGCGTCCCCAAGCATGGGGGTGAAGCGCAGCCCCGCGCCGTAGCAGGTGAGCACGTTGAAGAGCTTGTTTTGCGCCGTCACCTCGTCTGCCCCCACGAGGCGTATGAGTTCGTAGGGCAGCTGGTCGTCCGCGCCCCACGGGGCGTAGAGCTCGCCTGGCATTCCCGGCACTGGCCGCGCCCTGAGTGTGGCCTCGTCGTCAAAGATGCCGGTCGTGTCGGCCACCTCGCCCATCGCGTCGGAGAGGCCGGCGGGCGTGACGAAAAAGATGTTGTCGTTGTCTTGGGGTTTCATGGGTTTTTTTCTTTCGATTTTCCCGATTCAATCGTTTCTTTCGGTTTATTCGATTTTCCCGATTTATTCGATTTTTTAGAGAAACACGGCCATACCGTCGATTTCAAAGAGGCTGACGGCCTTGAACGCGCGTATCTGGCCGCTCTGCGGGAAACGCACGCGGCAGAGTCCGCCCCTGCGCCACGCGCCCGAGAGGGTCACGCCACGGTATGCGAGAATGTCGCCCGTGGAGAGTTTCCACAGCCTGAGGTCGTGGGGGCGGCGGTCTGAAAGCAGGCGCAGCGCGTCGTTGAGGTGGATGGCGGCGGGGGTTTTCATTCGGTTTTTCCCTGTTTTTTCGATTGAAGCGATTTTCTCGATTTATTCGATTTTCTCGATTTATTCGATTGAAGCGGTTCTTTCGATTGATTCGATTTATTCGATTTTTTCGAGAGAAGCGATTTCCGCGATTTATTCGATTGAAGAATATTCCTCCCTCGCGTCGAAGCAGGGGCAGGCCTTGTTGCAGAAGTCGCGGTGTCCGTACACTTTGAGGGCGGGATATTGCGCCTTGAGCCTTTTCAGGAGGGCGAGCAGGGCGGCCTTTTGCGCGTCGGTGCGCGTGTCGGCGGGCTGTCCGTTGGCTTTGAGGCCGCCTATGTAGCAAATTCCGACGCTCTGTTTGTTGTGGCCTTTGCAGTGCGCCCCGACGCGCTCCTTGTCGCGCCCTCTCTCGATGGTGCCGTCAAGGCGCACCACGTAGTGGTATCCGCAGCCGTCCCAGCCCATCTGGCGGTGCCAGCGGTCTATGTCTTTTACGGTAAAGTCTTTTCCCTCCTTGGTGGCGGCGCAATGGATTATGGCCTCGGTAATTTTTCGTGTCATGGCTGGTTTTTCTTTTTTTTCTTTCGATTAAATAGATTTTCTCGATTTATTCGAGAGAATGGTTTTCTTTCGATTGATTCGATTTTCCCGATTTATTCGATTGAATGGGGGTCGCGGCCTCCGCCGCGTCAGAGAGCGCGCCTCCCACGTCGGGCAGCTTGCGGCGGGCGAGGGCTATGAGGAAGCGGGCGAGCGTGGCACGGAGGTCCTGGGGGTCGAAGTCGATGCCGCGCAGGTAGAGAAAATGTCCCGCTATGCTTATCAGCTCGCAAAGGCAGCACACCGCCGTGGCCACGAGCGAAGCCCACCAGTGCGCCACGCCGAGCAGCGGCAAGAAGGCGTGGCCTATGAAGACGCCGAGCGTCACGGTGAGGAAATAGTCGCCCGCCTTGGTGAGCGTGCGCCGCCACGCGCGGCTTTTGCGCCACTGCCAGTGGAGCATGGCCGCCTTGTCGCCGGCCTCTTGCGCCTCGGCGTAGCGTTTGCGGCTCTCGCCACGGCCAAAGCGATAGTCGGCGATGACGCACACCAGCACGGCCAGCAAGAGCCACTCCGCCCCCTTATATATATTATAGACGGGGAGCAGACACACGGCGAAGAGCCATTTTGCCAGTGAGGAGGCGGCGGATGTCTCTGTTTGCGGAAGGAGCATTTTTTTTTTTTATTCTTTCGATTTATTCGATTCTTTCGATTTATTCGATTGAAGCGGCTTTTCAGCCCGCGTTGTTCGCTGTCATGTTGAGCGCGGGGGAGGGGGCTGTCCATGTGGCGGTGAGGGTGTATGCCGACTGCGAGCCGGCCTTTTCCGGCCTTTTCAGGCTGACGGCCACAATGGGGAAGGGACGCGCCGACGTGCCGAGAAGCATCTGTGAGCCGTCGGTAAGATAGAGCGCGAGCGCGATGGGCGCGGCGGGTACGGCGAACTCCTGGCAGAGCGTGGCGGTGAGCTTCGATGTGAAGACGCGCTGCCCGTCTTTCATATCCTCGCTCACTTCGAGCGACGAGAGGCCGGCGGTCGGTATTTCCTTGAAGGTGATGTCGCCGGATACCACCACCTGCGACGTGGGCGGGAACACGAGCGCGGAGGTGAGCAGGCTCGCGGAGCAAAAGGCGATGCGATTGATGTACATTTTTTTTCTTTCGGCTTCTTCTTTCGATTTATTCGATTTTCTCGATTTATTCGAGAGAAGCGTTTTTTTCGATTGATTCGATTGATTCGATTTATTCGATTGAATGGGTGGCGGCGGCCTTTTCTTTCACAAAAATGGGTTTCACCTCCACGGCCTCGGCGGGCCGCGCGGCCTCCTGTATGTATGAGGCGAGCATTTTGCGCACTTTTCGTTCGAGGTCGGGAATGCGGCGGAAGCCTGCGGCCTCGGGGTCGGCTGTTATCTCAAACTGCTGCGGCACGATTTGTGAGTAGTCGGGGGTGTTGCCCTCGGGCATGTCGAGGCGGGTGTATTTGCCAAAGGTGGCCAGAGCCTGGGCAAAGGCGCGTGGGTCGTCCTTTTTCCGTGCCATCTCGAAAGCCTCCTCCGCCCTTTGCAGGAACACGTAGCGGTAATAGTCCGCCGTGCATTGGTTGAGGTTTCCGAGGCATATCTTGATGAGCCGGAGGTCTTCGTAAGCCTGCGAGTGCGAAATGCCGTAGCGTTTTTTCATTTCGGCCACCACGGCGTTGTCGAGCAGGCGCGGGTTGAGCAGCCACCAGTTGTAGATGGCGCGCATTCTCACCAGCCTGTCCTGTATGGGCTTCGGGATGTGCGCCTTTTCCATTTCCTCTTCCGATGCGAAGAGGAAACGCTGCGTGCGCTGTATGACCTCGGGGTTCATTCCTGGGCTTCTTTTTCTTTCGATTTAGTCGATTCTTTCGATTGATTCGGGGAAAGCGATTCTTTCGATTTGTTCGATTGAGCGGCTGCGGGCTGGTAGCTGTCGTAGAGTGTGAGGTTGCGGTGATATTCCGTGTCGAGTTCGGAGAGTATCTTGCAAAGCTCGTAGCGGTCGCACGGCTCGAGGTGTTCCATCTGGCGGAGCGTCTCGCGCGTTTTCTTGAGCTTTTTCCACACTTCGCCGTTGCGTTCCCACAGGTCGCGTATGTCGTCGGGCAGGCTGTCGTGGTCGTCGCGTTTGCCCACATATTGCGCGGTGTGCGCCTTGATGGTGAGGTCGGCCGCGGGCAGCACCTTGCGCTCCATCAAGGCCACGTCGCGTACGGTGAGCCCGTCAAGACGTATGCGCAGATGTTTCTTCAGCTCATATTCGAGCTTCGCGGCCATCTTGTCGGGGCGGCGCAAAATGTTGTGGTAGAGGATGCGGTTGCGGTTGAGCGAGAGGAGCAGCGACGCGCCCTCCTCTATGTCGCGGGCGGCGGCGTCCTTTTCCAGCCATGCCTGCATGGCGGCTGTTATCTTGTCGTCCATTGGGGGTGGTTTTTCTTAAAACATTGCTCCCGGCTGATTCGGTTCTCTCGGTTTCTCGATTTAACCGATTTAATCGATTTAACCGATTGAAGCGATTGAAACGATTCAGCCGGGAGCAACGGCTTTTTTCAGGGCGGGCGGCGTCTCGCCTTATGTGGTGGCGGCGCTTGTGCTGCCGGAGCAGTCGATTTCGCCGTCGTCGGTGGTGATTGTGCCGGTGTAGTAGGGCGCGGGGCAAACGTCGGTCACTTCGATTTCGAGCGTTGTGCCGAAGTCGCCGCTTGTCCCCTCGCCGCTCTGTTGCTGCGGCTTGGTGTCGGTGGGGAAGCTCTCGTTACCCAACACGCGCCACTTGCCGTTTCTCAGCTGCACCAAATAGACAATGTCGTCGGTGAGCATCTGACGCACCACGCCCGAGGCTGTCTCATCTATTTCGGGGTGGTAGAGCGTGGCCTTGTTGAGAAACGTGCGGGCGGGGATGTCGCCCTGCGTCTCGGCGGAAATCTGGCCTTTGTTCAGTGTGAAGTCGATGCGGTGCCATTTCTTGTCGGCGGCGGTGGTGAAGCTGCCGCTGTATGTGGCGAGCACGGCCACGTCGGTCGAGGCTGTCGAGGGAAGCGTGGGCCACGCGGTGATGTCGTCCTTCGGGATGAAATAGCCCACTTGGCGTATGCCGGGCAGTACGGTCGTGCCCTTGCAAAATTTCAGGCTCTCATACAGAGAGGCGTCGGTACATGATTTTGCCATGGTGATGTTTGGTTTTTTTCTTTCGGTTGATTCGATTTAATCGATTTTCTCGATTGAAGCGCGGGGCGGGGCCTTATGCCGTGGCTGTCTTGGCCACCATGAGCACCTCTTTCGATACGGAGGCGAACTGCACGCCAAAGACGAGCGCGGCCTCGAGGGTGAACTCCCATGGCTTGTATTTCTCCACGGTCACTCCCTCGTTGGGCAGGCCGTTTCCGTAGCCGAACACGAGGTTGCGCTGCGGGGCAATGTGGATATAGGAGCTGCCCTTCTTGCTGACGAGCGGCACGAATGTTGCCAGACCGTCCGAGCCTTCGAGGGTGGTTTTCTCGTAGTGGTCGTTATATACGATTGCGCCGGTCTCTGCCTTGTAGGCTTTAAGATACTTGCGGTACTGGTCTTTCGTGCAGTAGATGTTGACGGGAATGCCTTGCAGCTCGTCGCTTGCGGCCTCGTAGATGCTTTGGAACACGTCCACGGCGTTTTGCTCCGTGATGGCCTCGGAAAGCTCCAAGTAGTTGCCGTTTGCGGCGGCGAGGTTTCCTGCCGTCACCTCGTCGGCCGTGATGGTGTCGAAGCCGTTGAAGAGGGTGGCTGTGGTGTCGCCCGTGTCGTCACGCTTGGCAGACCAAATGGCCATGTTGAGGGAGCGTCCGAGCTGTGCGGCCATGTAGGAGAGGATGTCCTGCGCGATTTGCGTGCTTTTCAAGGCCTCGCCCTTGAACACGCGCTCGCCGAAGATGGTGCCGTATAGCTCGTTGGGGTCGAAGTTGAGCGCGTTGTTGCCCAGATAGGTCTCGAGCGTGCGCGGGGTGAGCGTCACCGCGCCGTCGGCCCAGCGGTCGCGCTTGTAGGGGCCGAGCTCAAAAGAGCCTGAAATCTCGGTGAGCGTGTGGCGGCCAAATACGCCCGGCATGGGGGTCATGTGCTTGAGCGTGTCTTCTGCCGCGATGACGGGCATCTGCAACAGCTGCCGCTCGTAGGTGTGTGCCGACTTTTGCAGGTCGGAAAGTGTTACGATTGTCTGTGCCATTGTGGTAGCGTTGAGTTTTTGTGTTGGTTTTTTTTCTTTTTTTTCTCTCGATTGATTCGATTTTTTCGATTTAACCGGGAGAAGCGGGTTTCTCGATTGATTCGATTTTCTCGATTTAATCGAAAGAAGCCGCTTCCGCGTCTCTTAGAGCGCGTGGCGGATGCTTTCGAGCATGGAGAGCGCGGTGGGCTGTGCCGCCTCTCTTTCGTCTTGTGGCGCGTCGGCCGGGGTGTCCTCGCCGTCGGCTTTTTGCAGCGCGGCCACTTGGGCGCGGAGCTGGCGGTTCTCCTCTTCAAGAATGTTCATTTTTTCTTCAAGGGCGGAGGCTGCGGGGCTGGTTTCGGGTGCGGCTTGCGACTGCGCAGTTTGTTCGTTGTCTTTCATGTTTATTGTGTTTTTTGAGAGTTTGAGGGCTTGGAGTATTTTTTCAAAAAGGCTTTTTTCTTCTTCTTTCGATTGATTCGATTCTTTCGATTTATTCGATTGAAGCGATTGATTCGATTGAACGGGGGCTGGCAGCGGCAGACCGCAGGCGGCGAGCTGGTGGCGCACGCGGTCGGTCACCTCCTCAGGATCGCCATCCTCAACGAGGCGGTCGCAAAGTCCGAGGGCGAGGCACTCCTCGGCGGTGAGCCATCTGCCCTCCCGCATAACGGTGGCCATCTCGGAGGGTTTCTTCTTCGTGCGGGCGGCGTAGAGCGCGGCGATGACGGAGTCTACCTGTTCGAGGTCGCCTTTGGTTTTCAGCAGCTTCGCGATGGCCGCTTCAAGCTCTTCGGCGTTCATGCTGTCGAAAAGGTCAACAAACTGCGAGCAGCTGTGGACGAGCATGAGGGCGTAGCGGCTCATGCAAATCTCCTTCGCGCCCATGGCGAGAATGGTGGCGGCGGAGGCTGTCATGCCATATATATATACGGTCACGTCGCCGTGGTCGATGAACTGCTGGCGTATGTCGAGCGCGGTCTGCACGTCGCCGCCGTAGGAGTTGACGCGCACGGCGCAGGGCTTCCCCTCCGTTTTTTTGAGCTGCGCGGCCACCCATTGCTTGCTGATGGGGTAGCCTATGTAGGAATCTATGTCGAACGAATAAGTTTTCATGGGGCGGAATGGTGTTTCTTTTATTGTTTGCTTACAGGGCAAAGATAGATTTTTCGCCTGTATATGTAAAAAGACAAGGGGAAACCGTGAGGACGGCGGCGGCGGTTTCTTTCGATTGATTCTATTGATTCTATTCTTTCGATTGAAGCGGGCGGCAAAAAAAAAAACGTGGCCGCGCGCATCTCTGCGGCGGCCACGCCGTGAAAAACACTTACAAATGCTTGCGATTACTGCTACAATGCTGGTGCAAAGCTACGGGCATTTTCTCACTTTTCTCTAACTAAAACAAAATGAAGATTGCATGAAGATTTTTTCTTTTTTTTTTGGGGGGGGGCTTCTCTCGATTGATTCGATTTTTCCGATTTATTCGATTGAAGCGGAGCTTTCGATTGATTCGATTTTTTCGATTCTCTCGATTGAAGAGTGGCGGCCGTGCCGCTGGAGCGCCCGCGTGCATTCGCGGCAGTAGTACGAGAGGCCGTCGGGGCGCGAGGCGTCGCGATAGAAGGCGGCGGCGGGCTTCACGGTGCGGCAGCGGGGGCATGGCTTTTGCATGGGGCTTTTTCCTTTTTTTCGCTTCTCTCGATTGATTCGATTTTTTCGATTTATTCGAGAGAAGCGGGGTTTCCGATTTATTCGATTTATTCGATTTATTCGATTGAACGCGGCGGGCGGGGCGGTTGCCGCGCCCGCCGCTTCTTGGGACAAAGATAGCTTCTTCTTTTATTTAGCCGCCGTGGGGACGGTGAATTTCTGAATTTGCAGGTTCTCGGGCTTGAGCGCCTTGCGGAGCACGCTGCCCATGGTGTAGCGGGCGCGGACGGCCTTGATATTCTCTGCGGTGACCTCGGCGGCGGTTGCCGACGCCGTGCTCGAGAGGGTGGGGCGGAAGCTGCCCACGTCGCCCAGACGCACGGAGAGGCCGAGCTTGAGGTAGTGGATGAGCGCGTTGTCGAGGGCTACAAGGATGGCCTTGATGTCGGTCTTCGATACGGTCGTCTGGTCGTTGATGTAAGCGGCGAGCTCGTCTTGCGAGACGGGAAGCACGGGGGCCATCTGGGCGTAATAGCTGCTCTCACCAGTCTTGGGGCTGGTCTTTTTGCGGGTAACGTACTGAATCATGGTTTTTTTCTGTTTTTTCAGGTTAGACGGAAGGGTTGTTTTTTGTGGCCACGATGCAAAGGAAAGGCGCGGCGGGGGGCGGGGCAAAAGACCTTCTTTTTCTTTCGATTTTCCCGATTTATTCGATTTTTTCGATTTAATCGTTTTTCTTGTTTGATTCGATTTA